TACACATGGTGCAACGAGACCGAGTCGTGTCTGCCCATCAATCAGATTTGTAGTAATTATAATTTAACTCTCTGATGTATGCGAAACTATCAACCTCCATGTCCACTTCTTGACCACTAAACTCCATGGATAACATGTTACCATCCAACTTAGAGTTAAAATTGTGACAATACAACAGAGACAAATTGTTGTACTGTGCTAACTTGGTAATATCTTCAACATCCAACGTGTCGACTTCCATAAAACACATTATTTCCTCTGGATGTCTCAACTTCTTAAGAACCTTGCGCGGTAACGTTGAATGAGGAGTTGATAGATCCATCTCAGGCCAGTAACCCTTTTCAGCCCTAAAAACAGCCAGTTGATACTTACACTTGTTGGCTGACTGTTTGTCTCTGAAACACATCAGACGAGGTTTGTTCTTGCGGTCAGTGAGGGTGACGTATCCACCAGTGGGTTTCATACGGATGAGGTTGAATTCCATATATCCAACTATTAAACTAAAAGTTTATTTTTTTAATTAAGTGTCCAGTATCCACCTTCTATATAAAAAACATTTTCAAATCCGTATCCTCTTATGGTTTCGGCAGCACTTCGAGCTCTTTGTCCCGTGTTACAGTATACCAGTATGCCAGTCTTCTTGGGAAGACCTTTAAATTTTGATGGATCCATACTCGTCACAGGGATATGTTTTGCACCTTTGTAGTGTCCCATGTCCCACTCAACTTTGGTTCTCACATCAATCACCAACTTAATGTCCCCAGATTTAATCATACTTTTAGCCTTCGAGGGGGACAAGAGACCCTTTCCAGTTAAAGCATAGTATTTAAGTCCCGCAAACACAGAGTATACAAAGGCACCCAACCCACTATAAAAATAAAAGTTTGACATATTATAGTATGATCGAACTTTTATTTTTTGTAATAAATTCTTTATTTTGGAGTCTGGCTCACCACAATCAACACTGTGCCATTTCGGCCATGTTAGGTCTAACAAACTGTCCACCTCACTGGGTTCACATACTCATTGGAGTTTTGTGTTTTTTCATTGCCATTTACATAGCACAAAAGCCATATATCAAACATTTACTGTCCCGTTGAACCAAATCCACCCTGACCCCTTGAAGTGTCTGACGTGTCAAAGATTTCCTCAACCTCTGGAGTCTCACAACGCTCCAGGATGAGCTGTGCAATCCGGTACCCCGGTTTAATCAGGTATGAAGCTCCCTTATCCTGGTTAAATAGAACAACCTTGACCTCTCCCCTGTAGTCAGCATCCACAACTCCTGCACCCACCTGGATACCGTGCTTCACAGCCAAACCCGAACGAGGCGCAATCCGCCCGTAAACACCCGGTGGGAGTTCGAATGATAGACCTGTGGAGACCACGGCCCTATTGCCAGGGAGGATAACACATGACTCAATGCTTTGGAGATCATATCCGGCCGCACCCTCTGAACCACGGCTTGGAAGTTGAGCATCCGGACTGAGTTTCTTAACCTTGAGGCTCATTATAATTTATTATTGTGTGTCCCTTTTATATGTATTCACTTTTGTGTAAACCTGTTATCGTACCACCTGCACGATACGTTCAGGTGCGAACCTGTAGGATGGTCACTGTGACTCCCACCGCACCCAACAAATTTGAAATGGAACTATTGGACGCACCACCCATCAACGTCTCTCCCACCGACGACGATTGGTCGGGGACATCTTCTTCTTCGCATCCTTCACAAGATATGCATCAGCCGTGTAATACGTTGGACCTCTCATCAGAAAACTGTGAACCCTCGCGTACCCCCATGCCTGTTGACTAGCCCCTGGCCTGTGTCCTGTGCGCCAAGCTGCCAGACCTTTGTTGTAGACTTCTTTAATTATTGGTAATGGAACACCTGTGACTTTGGATTTGTTTGTTAAACTTTTAGCCTCTGGAAACTTTTTATAAAATTTGGTGGTGTGACTGGATGTTTTAACCTTTTTACCCTTATCGGTTTTGAAGGGTCTATAGGCTCTGGGATCGTTTGTGTTGGTCTTTGAACCCTTTAGTATTCTGTTATATCTTTGTTCAACTTCCTTCTCAGTCTTGAGACCCTTAAAGTACTTCAGAGGTGCATAAACCTTACCCTTAGTTTTACGCAGTTCTGTTAATTTCTTCTTAATGTCTACCATCTTACTTATAAACCAGCTTTTATTAATTCTATGGCAAAGTCTTCATCTGGAAGCCATCTGTCCTTCAGGTACACAGATCCATCCTCTTCACTTATGAACCCTTTGTGTCCTCTGTAATACCATGCACCGTACATTGGTCCCACTGGAACTCCCTTGAGCATCTTGGCCGCGTCCAACATAGATGGGAACACCATTTGATAGAACGTAACTTCATTTGTTTCTATATCCAATGTTCCCTTATGTCCCTCGAATTGTATTATCATATCTATAATTATCAAAGGGAAGAGTTCTATCTATTTTTTTTAATCGCGCCGTTTCTCTAAATTTATGTGTATGAAACAGTGCCAGGCACACAGCATCTGATGCATCGTGAACCCTTCCCAATTCGGTAAAACCGTCCAGGTAGGGTTCAGCAATCTTGACAGTTTCCTGCTTTCTTCTGTCATATTCATAGTGTCCTATGCTGAAGTGATTGTGCATGGCGTTGGGAGACACCAAACGGGTCTTGGATCGATACAGATAAAGGAGAAGGGTTTCTATCTGGGTCAGTCCGGTCGGTGGCTGTCGCTCCACGAGAACCAGATCCGCTTCATCCAATAAGTACCCGTACTCCTGAAAAAAGTGAGCCATCATATCAGCCACCTCAGATGTGTGAGGTATGGTGCATTTGTGTCTACACACTCTTTTGTGTGGTATTTTTGTAATGTCAATCACATGAACTTCTTCTGTGGACAAAATGTAATCTTCATCTGCTTTAATTTTAACAAGAGCCATGTTATGATAACCTACATCTATGCTAATTATTATCATATGTATAAATAAAGATGATTGCTTTAACCATTATTATTGTTTTACTTATTGTGGTAATATCAATGCAAATATATTACAGAAGTCAACAGGGTACTCTAGTGGAAAAGGAAGAAATCATAGTTCCGTATCCAGTGTATGTGGAACCCAGACTCAGACGGGATCCGGAGTTCCGCGGACCACCTTTTAAACAGTACAAACCCAAAAACTTTCAACAGATGGGATTACTCTTGGGTGACGGGGGTGATATTCTCCCTCTGTATGGCAGAGAGTCCAGGGGCTACCGTGACCGGTACCAGTACTATTCAGGGTCACCAGGGGAACAGGTTTACTCTTTACCACTGAATCACCAAAATCGTGAATGCACAGAGGACATAGGGTGCCCAGAATTCTATGGGGGCGAAAAGGTTTCAGTGACTGGCAAAACCGGTGATTACACAGTGAAAATGTATGAGACTGAACAATTATATTATTAGATATATAATGATGTGTAGGAAACTTTTTTGGAGAAATTCATTATGCAGTCTAAGATATCTACAAACGCATTGGGAGAATGTTACCAATACCGATTTTAAAGATATTGGTGACATTATTCGAAAAAATTTAGAGTTTGAGGTGAGTGATCACAAGGGACCAATGTATCCAATCTATTATACTTTGGGTATACCTTCCTTTATTTGGACTTGTCTACGATGTCGAGACCAAACTTCTTCTTCATGAAGCTCTTGGCGGAGGACATGGATGGATAACTCCATAGCAACCACCTTGACCAAAAACCAGCCGTATTCACTCCTTTGAGTGACCAGTCCTCTTTGTTACTTTTTGTCACCTTTAGTAATTTAGTCTGTACATTTCCAGTTGGTGGTGGCACAGATCCCCCGTGACGCTGCACATACAGTCTCATTCTCAGTGGGTTTTTGTGTATCGTATAGTCAGAGTACCCTTTGCCTCCAAAGTCAACGTGACTCCCAGATGGTAGTGTGACTCTGTACTTCTTGTTACTCTTGGGACTTTTACGTAACAGTATATTCATTTATTTTCTGTTAATATAATAATCATGAAAATATTGCAAATATTACCAATATTAATAATTAGTATAGCTTTTATAATTTTGTCTACATGGGCATTAAATAAATTTATTTTTAAAAATAAATATTGTGTTTTTGGTATTGGATGTAAAGATGATAAAGTTTGTGAAAATTTTAAATGTGTAGATCCAGACACCCCTCCATCTGGGTACAACTGTGTTGCGGGTGCATGTGTAGCTTCAACAAGTGGAGCAGGAACCTATGCTACCTTGGACGCATGTAACGCGGCGTGTGGTACTAGTCCCCCAGTTCCATCTGGGTACAATTGTGTTTCGGACACGTGTGTAGCTTCAACAAGTGGAGCAGGAACCTATGCTACCCTGGACGCATGTAATGTAGCGTGTCAACCTACACAAACTAAATACAGGTGTGATGGTGCCAATTGTATAGTAGATCCCCAAGGTATCTACACCGACCCTAATTGTAATAATGAGTGCGGAGGCGGAGGCGGAGACCCTTACAAAGGCTGTAATGACTATTCCAGTAATTTTGTAGTTTGGCCACAAGACAAGAAGGGTGTAGATATGATAAACTCTATGTGTCCATGCAAACCATCAGAACTGATAAATTCTGGAACTGATGTTGGTACAAACAATAGTCTTTATTTCTCGTCGGGTATTGGACCAGCTAATACCAAAATTGGAATGAATATAATGAATACATGTGATAGACCCCTTTATATAATAACAAGTTCACAGGTTAAGCCTGGAAAAAATATACCGAGATATTTATTAATAAATCAAAAATTAGAGCAAAATACATTATACAGATTTTATTTTGAAAATGAAGAACTAATTGCTTTAGTGTGTTGGATATTTTACTTTACAGACTCTGGTGATCTTATCCAAAAGGGACTTGTACCCCAGGAACTTTTAGATTCAAAAGTAGGTGACCAATTAAATGAATTTGGTCCGGATGTGCCTGGTATAGGTGAACCCGGTAACCCTGGACCTTATTTAAGAATAGAAGCATCCATAGGCAAAAACCCCAATGACCCCACAAAAGTTACATGTGGTGGTAATATATCATATGTAGATCAAACAACCATGCCTGCATTGGCTCAGTTTGGTCCAGGTCCCGTTAGAGATGTAGATAGTGGTGCAGATATAAATTCTAAACTGTTGTACACAACATGTACTCCAAAACAATTGATGGATGGGTGTCCAACTATTTTGAAAACAGCGGCACAGGATGGTGATTATGGTATGTGTGTGGCACCTCAACACCTTTGTAAGTTACCCGAACAGTTTGATATTGCCAGAGATAGTGATCTGTACACCAAATATTGCAGTCCGTCCAAAGGGCTAATGTGTCCAATAATTAATGCTTTCAATTTAAAATACGGCACATCTGGAATAGATCCTAAGTATTTTAACGCTATAGGTGATAGAGATTTTTCTACACCGGAAGGGAATGGTCTACCGATATCTGGTATTATCTATGGAGAATCTAACCCATTTGGTGGTATTTACACCATCGACAAGCCTCTGGAACCATTTTTTCTCCCAAGTAATCCTTCTTTATTTATGGCAAATCCTGATTGTCCTCCTACATCAAATGTCGGGTGTCGTGGTCAAGACCTGGATCAAAAACAATATCTCTTCAAAAGTGATGAAGATGCATATCAAACATTTGTTGGTACAATAAAGAATGGTGGAATCGAGGGTTACAGCGGTACATGGGGTGGTTCCTCACCCCCAAGCAATGATATAAAAATAAAGGCATTCAACACGGTAAATAATTCTTGGGCTGTCGCGCGTGGTATGTGTGACCCCGAGAACCCAACAACTAATTGTGGTGGTACAAATGGAGATTATTTCGTAAAAGATATGTCTTTTGATCCGGGATATATAAAGAGCACTGCAAACTTGGAAAATCCTGACAACTGGTACAGAAATAAAAAATTTCCACACAACCCATACTCTAAATATGTAACTGAACACACAAATATGATATACGGGTTTCCGTATGATGAAGGTGAGTATGGTGGATTTAGTAGCACTACTGTGGATACAACCCAATATGTTCCTCAAATGAACGTGGTTGTTTGTCCCAAATGCGAAACAATAGATATTAGTAGCGTGAATGTACAAGAAGTCACCGTTCCTCTAATTTCCTAAACATTAAGCAAAAAAGCCGCTAGGATTCCCATCATGGCGACACGCCCATTTAGGGTCTCTGCATCCGGAGTCCACGCGAAATAACTTTCATTGTCAGTATCCTTTGCTGTGATGGTCGACGCCACACACACCAAAGAACTCACAGCCGCCGCGGTCATGAGATTATGAGGATCCTTGAGCTGCTCTTGGAATTGCTCGTTCATCATGAGCCTGGTGGCTCCACCCCATGTGAGACCCTGCATGGCCAGACGTCCACCCACATTTTCAACAAACTTGGAAACCTTGGGTGTGGGTGACTTTGGCGGAGGAGGAACACGCTTGGTGAAGGGAACGATGGAGCGAGCAATGGTGGTGGTCATTATAAAATAATAATGTGCGTTTCTTTTAAGTAAATGGAATCGAAGAAGAAGGTAATGAAACAATGGCACCCGCAACACGAAAAGATACTCAAGGCGTGGGGGGAATCATGTGCCTGTTACAGATATCTCCACTACAAGTCACATCAAAAATACAAAACATCTAGTATGAGGTACACCCTACCTATTATTATAATAAGTACCATAACCGGAACTGCCAACTTTGCACAAGATACATTTCCAACTTCGTGGCATGAATATGTTCCCGCAGGGATAGGAGCGCTCAATCTCTTTGCAGCAATCCTCACTACAGTTGCACAGTTTTTAAAAATAAATGAATTACAAGAGAGTCATCGAGTCAGTTCTATACATTATGGCAAACTGTCTAGAACTATTCGATTGGAGCTCAACTTGCCCATTTCGGAAAGAAGTCACGATGGAAGTAACATGGTTGATATTTGTAGATCTGAATTTGATAGACTAATAGAACAGTCTCCACCAATACCCGGAAACGTCCTCAGAGATTTTGAAAATAAATTTGCCAATGAGGACGTCACGGTACCAGAGATATCCACCGTGAAACCGATAGATCCCTTTGATGGTACCAAAGAGGCTGTGATAACTTCAGTGGTTGCAAAAAAGTTTTTGGAATCCAAACCGAACAATCATCACACATTGACAGAAGAGTTGAATTCGTTAAGAACCAAAGGTCTCGTGACAACTCGTAAAATCGATGATTTTCACGATTGTGAACTAGGGATGAGTCAAGACGAAATAAATGGCGTTGACCTTGAGAAAAATGAAGATGAGGATACCCAAAACAAGTAGGTTAAAAAATACACCACCGAATATAATAGGTTTAACTTTCGAGTTTTTTACCACAATATCAAATATTTGACTAGATAAATCATCATCTTCCATGGATGCCTTTGTTAAAACTAAACAACAAAAAAAACCAGAAGTATTTGGAAGATCTAATGTCGTGGCGACCGTAATGGAATATCTGAGGTCTGGTGAGACCTTGTGCATTCATGGTTCATCTGGAGTTGGTAAAACCCATTTGGTGAATTCAATAGTGAATGGTGTTAATTTGGTAAATGGAATTGATTTGGATCTTCTTTCACAATCGTGTAGTCACGTCATTATGGATAACATAGATAGTGAGTCGGTTCTATGGAAAGAAGTCACAAATAGAAAAAAATTATCCAAAGGGTGCACACTCATCATATCAAATTCCATAAAAAATATAGATTTTTGTGATTGTTTGGAACTGGATCCTCTTTCGGAACATCATCAATTGGAGCTCGTGTCCCAAAAATACCCCAACATTTGTGATAAACCCTTTGTTTTGGATTGTATAAAAAGAGCCAATGGTAACCTCAGGGATCTTTTTTATTACATTGAAAAATCAGATGATAAAGATATCTTTATGTCCCCCAAGGATTACATTCACAAGGTACTCACAGAGCCCGGTGTTTGTTCTATAGGTGAAAATGTGGACGAACATGGATATTCATGGGGAGTGGTGCACGAAAATTACTCAGATGCTAAGAATATTGATTTAGTGAGTATCATAGATGATCTAAGTATGGCTGATGTGTACGATTCACAAATATATAATGGTAAATGGGAACTTTTACCATTTTTTTGTCACCATGGAATAGTGAAACCATGCACGGAAATCAATGGAACTTTATACAAGGAGTGTATAAGACCTGGTAGTGCGTGGACAAAGTTTAACAATTATAAAATGAAAAAATCTATAATGTCTGAAATAACAAATAGATCCGGGGGGAAGATAGACGTTGATGCTCTTTTGCTTATTAGAACTATATGTATACAAGATCCTGATAGAGCCGTTGATATCATGTTATCATATGGAATGAAATCACGGGATGTTTACATCATGAATCACATTGCTTTGAAAACAAAGATAAAACCAAAAGCCTTACAATATATAAAAAAGAAACTGAAGAATGTTTTGGGCGAGTAAAACCGAACACGATGATGATACCGATGATGAGTCTGAGGTTGTCAAAGTTGTCGACACAGATATCTTCTTCTATGGTGATGTGACTGAATCTAATATTCTGGAATTGAATACGAAACTTTTAAAACTTTCTAAAAAACTACTGATTAACTCAGTATCACTTACGGGGTACAATCCCAGAATAACTTTGCACATCAAGAGTGGAGGAGGTGACGTGTACTCAGGATTGAGTGCAATGGATCACATATCGGCGAGTAAGGTTCCTGTGGACACGGTGGCGGATGGGTTGTGTGCAAGTGCGGCTACCTTCTTATTGATGGGAGGTTCCCGGAGGTACATGAGACCCAGTGGGTACATATTGATCCATCAGGTGTCAAGTGAGTTTTGGGGAAAATATGAGGACATGAAGGATGAAATTAAAACTTGTGAAAAAATTATGAAGATTATTCGAACCATATACAAACAAAAAACTAAAATTCCAACAAAAAATTTAAATGTCATGATGAAGAGAGACATTTACCTCACATCCACAGAGTGTCTTCAGTACGGGATTGTGGATGAGATTTGTCCCGGTATCTCTTATACAAATACATCAGAGTAAAAATAATTATCACGAGACATACACTTGTACCTGTGTCTATTGGATTTTCTTTGGGAAGATCTGTGATCCTCTTAATGCGTCCGTAATTCACAACAGGTGGATACATATATTATAATAATGTAAAAAGATTTTCTTCGTTATCCAACACCAACTTGTTGAGATTGTCCAATACAGTCATTTGAAATTTATCACAAGGAACATTCACCTTGAACGGAAAGTCTCTAGGAATTTCAGAAATGATAGCCTCATCTTCTGAAATTGTTTTTTTCATTTGATAGGAAAAGTGGTTGTCCAAAATTGGTAGATTCACGTTATAGGCAAAGCACCATGTAATCCTACTTGTGTCTTTTGTCATGGGTGTGACTGTGGTGTACGTGATGAACTCATAGGGTTTTTTGAGTTTAATGTGAATTATTGTGGTGTTGGGGTACACAAATTCCACCTTTACGGGACTTTTCTTTATTTGCATGTGTTGGGTGAGGACACTGGCAGCTTTGGGTCTCACATAGGCTGTGCATAAGGTTCTTCCTGGTAGTTCCTCTACAATCATTTCGTCTATTGTGCCATTGTTTTCATTTCCAAAATCGTGAACATAATTGATGTGACTGATGTCCGTGGAATTTGAGATCCAATCCACCCAATTTCCTTTGACTTCTTCGGATCCCGAGACTCTTTTCCACTTGGGGTTATCCAACATCTGGAAAAGTGGAGGAGACACAGGACTATCTTTCGGTACATTCCAAACAAAATCATA